CTTGATATAGAAAATTATTTCAATTCAAATCTACCTAAAGATTTCTGGAAGCATGATTATAAGACCATACCTATCTTTACTGACACCAGAGAAAAAGCCCCACTTACATTTCAAGACTCTGTAACAAACAAATTAGACTTTGGCGACTATACGGCCAGAGGAGATCTCTACACAAAGACATTTGTTGACCGTAAGTCACAAGATGACTTCAGGCAGACCTTTGGCAAGGACATCGAAAGGTTCAGGAGAGAAATGGATAGGTGTGTTGAGTTCAACTCATATATGTTTGTTGTAGCAGAGACGACAATTGAAAAACTAGAAGAAGATAATAAGACTTCTAAATTTAAGTCTAATCTTGGTTATCTATGGCACAATATAAGAAATCTAATTATAGACTACCCAAAAAACATACAAATCATTTTTGCACATAACAGAGCAGGAGCTAAAAAGCTAATTCCACTTATTCTGTATCATGGAGGCGCTTTGTGGAATGTGGACTTACAATATTTTATAGATGAACGAATAAATGTCTTGGACAAAGGGAAAACAAGGATATCGGCTTGAACATTCCTCTCAGGAACTTAATGAGTTCTTGAAAGAAATTGAAGGCGGCATAAAAGAAGAAGAAGCGAAGTATTTGCTGTATAAGTTCTTACGGAACAATATAGCATTTACTTCTGAATTATTTTTAGGTGTCAGATTATTTCCTTTTCAGGCAATGGCTATTAAAGGAATGATGGTTTCTGACTATTCTATGTTCGTTTTCTCGCGTGGTATGTCGAAGACGTTCTCTACTGCGATTTATGTATTACTTGAGTGTCTCCTCAATCCTAACGCCAATATAGGGGTCATAGCGGGTAGTTTCAGACAATCAAAACAAATCTTCCAAAAGATGGAGGATATTGTCAGTAAACCTGAAGCGAGTCTCATAAAAGAGTGTGGATTTAAAATAACCAAAGGCACTGACCAATGGACATTAAGTCTAGGTAAGGCTAGGGCGATAGCCCTCCCGTTAGCTAATGGTGAAAGGCTTCGTGGATTTCGATTTAATAGGATTGTGTTGGATGAGTTCTTAACAATACCTGAAAAGATTTTCAATGAAGTTATTATACCATTTCTGGGTGTGGTAGAGAATCCTATCGAGAGGGAGGAACTATACAACCTAGAATCCAAACTAATCGACAAAGGCGAGATGAAAGAAAAGGATAGATACATTTGGCCTAACAACAAGCTTATCATTTTATCATCTCCATCATTTAAATTTGAGTATATGTATAAGCTTTATAAAAAGTATGAAGACTTAATAAATGGATTGGGGGTAAAAGAAGGCGATGAGGAAGACGATTTTAAAGATGATGCTTATAGACTAATAATGCAGTTAAGCTATGACTGCGCTCCATCAAGATTGTATGATCAAAACCTGCTTAAGCAAGCAAAGGCTACAATGAGTGAGATGCAGTTTAAAAGGGAGTTCGGCGCACAATTTATAGATGAAAGTGATGGATATTTTAGATTATCAAAGATGGCTGCTTGCACGATACCAGATGGAGAGTTTCCTGCTGTGGAGGTGGTTGGGAATCCCAGTGATGAATACCTGTTGTCTTTTGACCCAAACTGGGCTGGTAACACAAGTGCCGACCATTTTGCAATGCATGTTTTCAAAATAGATAGAGACGCACAAAAAGTTTGTTTAGTTCATGGTTATGCCATAGCAGGAGTTTCTCTTAAAGAACACATGGAGTATTTCTTATACTTAATAAAACATTTTAATATTGTCGGTATATGCGGTGACTATAATGGAGGCGTTCAGTTTATAAACTCTTGTAACGAAAGTGCTTTGTTTAAAAATGAAAATATAAAAATTGGAGTTATTGATGTTGATTTAGAGAAACCAGAGAACTGGCATTCAGATATTCTTAGTTTTAAAAATCAATATAACAGAAAAGAAAGAAATTATTGTATCTTAAGGAAACCTACTTCAAACTGGATAAGAAATGCTAATGAGATGTTACAAGCGGCAATAGACCATAAAAGAATACTATTTGCTTCTAGAGCGGTTGACGCACACTTTGACGAACAAAGAAAAAAGAATTTACCGATAGGAAAATTAAAATGGGATGTAAAAGCACCAAAAGCCTCTAAGGGAGCTATGATGATTGATTTTATTGATCACCAAAAGTATGTTGTTGAACTTACAAAGTCAGAATGCGCCAACATTGAGGTTATCGCCAATCCTCAAGGATCTCAATCATTCAACCTTCCTCAAAATCTTAGAAGGCAAAAAGGACCAAATAGAGCTAGAAAAGACTCTTATTCCTCCTTGGTTTTAGGTAATTGGTTTGCAAAAGTTTTCTTTGACTCAGAGAACGCCTCCATAGAACAAAAACCAGAGGCAACATTTATTCCTTTTGCTATTTGAAAAGTTTCAAAGTAACTTTTATAACTTTAGTGTAAACTTTGATATGCCTCGT